TGGGACTGCTGCTACTGCAAGTGATACTAAAAGTTCTGTCCAGTTATTCATCATCATTATCTCCTTTAATGCCTACATGGTCTTCCAATCGAGTAATCCTAACCGAGTGACTGCCAAGCTCGTCATCGTGTGTCCTCAGATGTTGTCCCAAGTCTGCCAGCGACTGTTCGTGCAGCTTGAGCTGACGATTAATCGTATCTGACAGAGCTTGAATATCAGAGCGTAATGGATCTAAGGCAATCTTTTTGAACAGCCAGCTGCCCGCACTTACTCCCACCCCTATGATTGATATAACCTCTGCCCAGTCACCAATCGTGTATCCAAAAAATGTCACTTTCTCACTTCCTTCCACAAAAATAGCCGCTAGCTTTTGCTGGCGACATAGTCACTGCCTGTGATTTGTTTGTATTGATCTGGGGTGATCATTATCGGTACATAAGGTGTTAAATCAATTCCCCAACTGTAAAGTAGTGCACACTGATCATAATTAGTCACTTGATTTCGCCGCCTTCAGCTGTGCTACTTCAAGAGTAAGCGCGGCAATCATCTGCTGTTCTGGTGACGGCTCAGGCGTAGGTCTGGTAGCGTCTGGGTCATAGCCAGCATCTGGAACAACCTTGCCATCAACAATACTTGCATGGTTTTCATACAAGCCAACAGCATCGTCAACTTCAATAACCTCGAATCCTTCATCGGTTGGCCCCACTGGTCTGTTTTCATCAGCATTTGCCCAGTTAAGCAGCTGATTATTACTGTCCGTCCACACTTTGATTTTCATAATTGCCTCCTAGAAAAATGGATCTCCTGTTGGATAATCATCTTGCGTGATATAGGAGAATGAGCCTCGATACTCGCCACTGCCAACAGACGGGATTAATCGCCAGTAGCCACCTGCCACGTAGTAAACGGCACAAGTAGCGCCTGAATAAGATACAGAAAACAACGTTGCCCCTGTTGACTGTGCTAAGTATGGCTTATAGCCGGCCCTTGGCTGAACAAGATCTAGCCAGCCTTGCTTGCCTTTAGCGAGGACATCAAAGCTAACTGTGCAAACATTGTTTCTTCTCGCGTAATAGATATATGCCCAACTTATATCAGCGTTTGAATATGCCGTGGTGTTGTTCCAATAATACGTAACGTTATCTGTTGATTTGAACGTGCTGAACACATATTTTTTGGTGGCCGCATTTTCAGCACTAATTAATGTTGAAAGATTAAGCTTGCCACCTTGAAGGTTAGCATATTGGGTATCTCCGGCATTATCAGGTGTGCGTTCGCGACTGATGAATCCTGTTGGTCCTAAGTCGCTAATTAACACGTGTCCATCAGCCATACCTTGATCGTTTTCAATGTTTCCCGTGATATTCACGTGACCATACTGCATGCTGGTGTTACCACTGCTAAACTTTCCTACATTGGCATCGGTAAGAGCAGTATGGCTAAATGGTGCATTAATATCAGGAGAATTAATGGTTGCACTGTCAATCTCAATCGCAACAAGTTTCTCAATGTTCAAAATGGCCTGCTGGATAGTTTGGTCAACCCAAGTTGATCCATTATAGTATTGCAAAGCTGTGGCATCGTTCAGCGTTGTCCCATGCCACCATAAGTCACCCTTCTTGGGACTAGCAGGCGTACCAAGCTGAATGTACGTATATGGCACATCTTTGCTTCCGGGAACACCTTGCGGTCCTTGTGGTCCCTGAGGCCCTTGAGGACCTTGAGGACCAGTATCACCTTTTGGCCCCTGCACTAGTTGCCAACTATAAACAGCTGGATTAGTACTATCTGCTTGTGTGAAATCTGTATAACTACCAATGTACTTGCGAGAACCGGGAGTATCGAGCGAAAAGTTAGTTGTACCGTCACCGCTATCGGCATAGGCAATATGGAAGTACGATGTCTTGCCATCGGCACCTGCTTTACCCGGCACCCCATCTTTACCATCCGCGCCGTCCGCACCTTTGATCAGCGACCAATTATAGTCGCTTGGATTCGTACTATCGCCAGATGAAAAGTCACTGTAAAAGCCAATATACTTGCGATTAGAATCAGTAGTTGAGAAGTCGGCATGGCCGTCTTGACTATTTGCGTAAGCAAAGTGAGCGTAGGCGGTACGACCATCAGCACCCTTGGCACCGGGCAAACCTTGAGGCCCTTTGGGTCCCACGTCACCATCAGCCCCCTTAAAAAGCGCCCAATTGTAATCACTCGGATTGGTGCTGTCGGCCTGTGTGAAGTCGCTGTACGTGCCAATATACTTTTTGCCATCACCACCGGATACCGTGAACCCACTTTGACCGCTTACATCATTCGCCCAAGCGGTGTGAAAATAGCTTGTACGGCCATCAGCGCCCTTGGCACCCGGAACACCATCTTTACCATCAGCACCCTGAATCAACGCCCACTTGCCAGCATAATCTGCCGGATTGTCACTTGGCACGGATGACTTGTTGCTGTAGACCACTGCCATATATTTCTTGTTGGCTGGGAATGCCGACATGTTAGTGCCCTTGTCGTCATCGGCATAACGAAGCCAAGGGTAATATTGAACCGTTTTCGGTATATTTTTAATTTGGTCAGCTAGTTCTCGATAAGCCGGATCAACTTGGCCAGCTTGAATCAGATAGTCTCCAAGCGTTGCCGTCCCTGATTCATTTGAGTATGAATAGGTAAGCTCTAGGACTCTCGCAGAAAGAAAAAGCTGTTCATCTTCATCAACCAGATAAACAGTGTCACCTATATTGACAGTATCAGGCAGCTTGGCAATGTCGACCTCGTAATTGACTGCTGGATGATTGAACTTCTCCAAGTCAGATAGAACCGATTGTAGAAGCGTTGCTTGAGTAGCGGCTTCATAGGTTTTGTTGCGAGTGATATGAGCGTCAACAGGATTGGTATTAGTGTTAGATAGCAAGCGGCTCCAAGTTCTAAGCGCTACTGGGTCTCTTAATACGCCATCACCGCCTAATACGTAACGGCCGTTGGGATCGTTCCAGCGGTAGCCCTTGAGTGTGATAGGATCGTTACTACCCTCTGGTGTACCTCCGGTACCAGCAATAGCAGTACATAAGTCAGCAATATCACTAGTCGTGACAATCTTATTAAGATCAGTGTCTACACGCAGATAAATGCCCTTGTTGCCGCCAATGTGTTTCCTAATATCAATATACTTTCCGATGACGGACAAGCCTCTGACTTCAAACCGGAAGCTTAGCTCTACACCGAACTGCGTGGCAACTGACAGAATTCTGGTAAGAATAGATGAATCGTCTGAATCCCAGTTCAAAGTACGTGTTAAATCTGGAATCTCGTTGTAGCCGATCACAAATCCCGAATCACCCGCAAAAAGTTCAATATACTGAGCGATTGTCATTGCGCTTGAGGCCGCATAAGCACCAACGGTGCCATTAATTAAATCAATGCTGGCGTCCTCTGCCACAAACGTATTTGTGCCTGCTAGTGGATCATGCTCGGAACTCAGAATGGTTGTCCAAACTGATTCACCAGCACGGCCCTTGAACAAAACAAAATTACCCACCTTAGCCATTTCTTTGACCTGAGCCGACTGATCTGGAGAAAAATGCAGCGTTGCACTGTAGGAGCGGTAGCCACCTTCAACTGACTGATAGTCACCTTCTTGACCGCCAATATCATCAATAGCAATCACTGAACTAGACGCAAGCTCATCAGTTGACGCAATGCCAAGCTGATTGTACTTTCTGTCGGTAAAATAAAAATCAGCCATTACAAAAACGCCTCCTTAAATGCTACTTCTACTTCATATGGCTGTGCCCAAGAAGAACGCTGAGTCAAAATCTGTGTGTCACCCGGAAGCAACCTGAATTTTTTCCAGTCATTATCGATGAGTTGAAGATCAGCATTAATCACACCATTAACCAGTATTTGACGGTTAGCAACATCAATCGTTGCAACGTCTCCAGCGCTAAAGCGATTACTAAGATCAGTCCAATAATCAACGTTAAGCCATTCAATATCCATGTCATAAACGCCCATATCGGGATATGGATAGTTTTCAAATCGCTGAAACCAAAGCGTCGCTCCCGTGATTGGAAGCGACGCTTCTTCTGATGTCAACATGATTGGCGGCATTATCAGCGGTGGATTTCTGGTAACCACTTCAGATGGTTTAATACCGCCTTGAACAATACCAGCAAGCTGCAGATTGAGCGTATTACCAAGCTTGGTCAACTTAGCCTCATAATAACGGCCATTGCTGAAAACACTGCGGTTAAGAGTCTGCTGGAAAACCAGCGTTGATCCCGCAAACACTTGAACATCGACATCATCTTTACCGGCATAGTTTGCTCTGATAATCACCTGATAGGCCACGCCCGTATCATTATCAAGCGTCATTTCAATAGCACCTAAGGCATTCACACTTGAATTAAACTTGTAGCGCCATTTGGCCAGAAAGCTACCGGTATTGCTGCCATTAGATGCATTTGTTGTCTTAAGATGCAGGGAAGGGCCTTCCCAATAGTGCGAATTGGTTGGCAAGAAGACAGGCTCAACTGCGGAACCATCGTCATCGGCATACTTAACCGAGCCTTCCATGACATTCTTTTGTGCCGCGATATAGTAGTAATGGCTGTTAGTTTTGCCAGTGTTATAAGCCGCACCAGATGGCTCTTTATCGAAGCCTTCATATCGAGCGACTTCTGAATGCTGCCGCTCAACGCCATCGGCTTCTTCTGGATTGCCAAACTGTAAAACACCACCTTGGCTATTGATTAAAGCAATCATGCCGTTATCCGCGTGCATAGTTGCCGTAATAACTGGCTCAACAGGATAAGTGCCGCCATTGTGCACCGTGATGGTGTTGGTATAGTATTCAGGATCCGCTGGGTTAGGTGACCATGGAGAAGCGGTTGGCTCTTTTCCTAGCTTAATATTATCAATACAAACCCATCCTGGACTTGCTGATGTTTTAATAAAGCCAAAGCGCAAAGCGGTTACAGTGACGTCTTTGTCCGCCGTCCACGTTTTTGCAAAGCGATGCCACGTTGTTTGATCCCCCGAAGTTTCCCGTGAGTCATGAGCCATTGACAATGCAAAAAGCGGATCTGGTTCGGCTGTCAGCAAATAGTCAGACGCTTGCCCAACTGCTGACCCAGCGGTTGCGTAGTAGTAGCTATATGTCCATGTTTCTCCCGATTTAATAGAAACAGGTGAAATTGGGTATTGCGCGTATTGGTCATTAACCACCGAAGAATCTGAATTATCATTTTCAATACGTAGCATGTATTTGCCAAACGGCGTCGGGAATGTGCTCGTTGCTGGAATGACCGTAAAGTTTCTCTTATCATCAGTTGGCTTACCATCGCCCCATGTAAAGTTCGCTGGTGTTTTACCTGATTCAAATCCAGAATCTGTCAGCATGTTTACTGGCATGTTCTTGTATGGCATATTATCAGCCGTCTGCATGGCTACCGAGTGGGCGATGCCATCGGGGACAAATAGCGTGAACGAAGATGTGATCGCATTCCGGCCTTTAGGAACATCGTCAATATCAGAAAAAGTAGCAATCCAATATTTTGATGGGTCATCGTTGAAAGAAACCTGATGACTATCGCCATGAAGGATGCTGTTGAGCTTATAGAATGCTTGCCGGAACGAAAGATTGTCCGCTGCTGCAAGTCTGTAGCCAACAACAATCTCACGAGAAGGGTTACGAACATACTGGATGAACTCACCATCTGACTTGCCAATCGTTTGTTTTTCGATTGACTGACTTAGTAGTTCTCGGCCACTGACTTGCAGCGTGCTATAACCCGGAATCAAGTCTTCAATGTACTGGCCATCTATTAGCATCGCCTCTGCCGGGCGCTGATTATCATCAGAACCCGTGAAGGGCGTTGTTTCTCTAAAATCATACAAAGTTAAAATAGCCCCTTTCGTCGATTGCTCATTCGTGTCATGCGACTGAGCTCTGCTTGCATTGGGTTTGCAGTTGCACGAGCAACTTCTCGGCCGTCAATGTACAGCGGAACCTCAATCGTTTGCTTGCGAGTGTAGTTGACATCAAGATTTGAGGACAAGGTTGCGCCCTGTACACTGTTATTAAGCGACTGCAATGATGCATCAAAGGGAGAAGTATTCACTGCCGGCATCGTAACAGCAGCACTATCAGCAATAGCTTGTGCCATGCTCGAAACGTTCTTTTGGACATTTGAGAACTTGTCAGTAAGCCCTGCATTCAAGCCGTTCATGATGGCGTTACCGGCAGGTATGAGCAGCTTGGCATCGTAACTGATTGGGCCTTTATGCTTGCGAATCCAAGAAGCAATTCCGCCAACAAAATCGGTGATCTTCCCCCAAACTGCTTTGAGGCCATTGAAGAAGCTATCCATGATGGCGCGGCCAGCTGCCAATAGATCAATGTTTTTCAAGGCGTTGAATCCTTTTTTTATGCCATTTACAACATTTGTAACAATTGTTACAAGACCGTCCCAAATAGCTTTTAAACCACGTACTTCATCTTGCATAAATCCGATGGCAGCATTTTTTATCCCATTCCAAATATTTGACATTGTATTTTTTATGCCGTTTAGTAGGCCACTGAAAAATCCCGGCAAAGCATTCCAGATATTTTTAGCCGTGTTGACAATGCCATTCCACAGATTTGTTACAAATGACTTAATACTGTTCCACGCTGTAGTGGCAACGTCTACAATGCCATCCCATAATCCGCTAAAGAATGATCCCAGCGCGTCCCAAATTGCAGAAGCTCCGGAAACAATGCCATTCCATACCGCTTCAATAACATTCGTAAACAGATTCCAAGCTGTTTGAGCGTACGTAACAATTCCTTCCCAAAGGCCAGAGAAGTACGTAACAAGGCCATTCCAGATCTGGCCAGCGGCTGAAACAATGCTATTCCAGATGAGCTGCAGGTCAGCGCCTAGCTTGTTCCAGCTTCCGGTAAGCAAATCGATGACAATAAGAATGGGACCCATAATAACTGCTTTAAGCATGTTCCAAACACCGGTAGCAATTTGGACAATCCCATTCCAAATTGTCGTCAGGGAACCGCCAAAGGTTGACCATA